GCAAAGTTTGATTTTTACAATTACAACGCAATGGCGCATGTCGAATGGACAAGCTTGGTTGAGCAATTCAAGTTGGCGCAGATAGACAGGGAACGCGGTGCATTAGATTCTTTGGAGAACTTCGTGCGCAAACGATTGGCAGAATCATGGGCAGATGAAGATTATGTGTCAGCTGATAAACAACAAAGCGCGGCAGGTGGATATGACTTAAAAGAGATTTGGGATGTTCCAAACCAATTTGTGTTTTGCACGATTGATGTGCAAAAGGATCATTACTATTTTGTGATCCGGTCATGGGCAATTGTGGATGGCACATTGCGTTCCCGGTTGATGGATTGCAGGAAAGTGGTGACGGCAGCCGAAATCCGCGAAGCATGCGACAAGTGGAAGATTCCACAACATGCGCTTGGTTCTGGCGGTGCTTGTCGTGTTTTCCTTGATGGCAATTACAACACCAACCAGGTTCAGCGGATTGCGCTTGAAAACAATTGGATGGTGTTTCGTGGTGACAGCGCAAAGGATTATTTGAATCAAGACGGGTTTCGTCGCATCTATTCTGACATCAAGCCAGTTGATGCTTATGACGGGACGGCTATGAGCAGAGCCGCAAGGGTTGGGCAATTCTTCTTTTCCAAACAATCAGCCAAGAACAGATTGAGCTTGATGCGGTCGCTGAATGATCATCGAGGCAAACCAATTTGGACGCATGCCGATGATGCTGGCGCAATGTATGAAAGGCAGATAAACGCATGGGCAAAGATCGCCAAGACTAAGCCAGATGGTTCTGTTTATTATGATTGGATTAACAGGGACAAGCACAACGATCACTTTTATGACTGCGAAGCAATGCAGGTTGTTTGCGCTGCAATGTGCAAGTCACTTGGGACTGAAAACATCGCAGGTGATGTTGAGTCAGATTAATTGTATTGACATTACATCAAGAGTAATGTAAGCTGTTTATGCCGTAGCACTTCTGCAACGGCCGTTCATTGAAATAGCTATAAATAATAATATGAAAATAGTAAAAGATACAAAAATGCAAAGCACTACTCGTTTAACATTAGATTGGCGCGTAGAAAAGCCAGATGAATTAACATGCGGTTGGAAAGCTAAAACCGATTGGGTTAAAGTAAAAAAGCAATGCCAACAGGAATTAGGATATGTTGGTAGGGTTGAAAACAAAAAGCAATGCATCAGACTTGCCAAAGCAATTGAGGCAAAAGGATTCGATGCTAATGTATGTGGTCATTGGGGATTTCCTTTAATGCAATTCAGCATGCGCAAATAATAAAATATTGCAAAATCAAGCTTCACAGAAATGTGGGGCTTTTTTTGGGGCGTGAAAACATTGGGGCTTTGACGCTCCTTTGTTTTATTAGAAAATTAAAACCGCTTTTTCATATATCAAAAAAGCCGTCAATTTGGGCGCATTGACAATTTTAAGTTTTTTGCTCATAACAAAGATACATGAGAAGTCTTTTGTTTGTTATATGGATAAAAGCGTCAAAAGACGCGGCAACCGCTTTGTCAATTATTGAGACATTGGCGGTAGGTGAGTTTGATACTCAGTCAAGGGGCGGTGCGAGAATCGTCTCTGCAAATGTTGCAGGAAAGCAATTTCAATATGAGTTGCCAGCCGATTGGTCGGCATCTGATTTTATTGAGCAGCTGAGGTTGCTTTATCGTGTTGTCACAACTGGCGGTGCATCTGGAGGTCAAATGACCGATTCAGAAATGAATGATTATGTCATCGATGCTGACAACCAAGTCACAAACATCAGCAAGGCTCGTTTTGCTGATCAATCCGGAGGAAGATACTAATGGCGATCAAACCAATAAAACTACTGCCTAAGATAAAGAAAATCACTTCCGGTGTGGCTTCATTTTGGGGCAGAGGTGGAACAAATGAGTTCTATCCTGGTGGCGCAGATGATCAACGAAGATTTGGGCGCGGCAAGCTAGCGCGTGACATCGCTGAATTGATGGTGGAAAACAGGCAGAAAATGTTGCTTGGTGACAGCCGATACATTTACCAATCATTCTCAACTGTCTCTGGTGCTGTTAAGCAAAAGGCAAATTATGTTTATGGCAACGCATGGCGTTTGCAGTCATTCAGCGCAAACACAGAATTTGCGATGGCTGTTGAAGAAGACTTTGTAAAAATTGATAGGTTACTTGATACTCGCGGAAGTGCTTTTTCATTTCGCAAGTCTGCTTGGCTGGGATCAAAGACCATCGATGTTGATGGTGATTACTTTATCGTTTTAACTGAAAACGCCAAAACAGGATTTCCAAAGTTACAGTATTTAGAAGCGCACAGGGTCGGATCATTTGGATTGAATGGTGGGCATGCAGTCACAGATGGCCGATACAAGGGCATGCGCATTTTCGCTGGCGTGATTGTTGATGAATACATGCAGCCAATTGCATATCGTGTTCAAGATGAATCAAGCAAAGAGGGGCATCGTGATGTGAATGCAAACAGCATGATTCACGTTGGTGATCTTGAATGGTTCAGCCAAAGCCGTGGTCAGCCGTCAGTCGCGGCCGCAATACTTGACTGGTATGACTTGGCAGAAACTCGCGATGCAGAAAAGATTGCTGAAAAAGTAAACAGCGCACTTACATTGGTGGAATCAAACGAATCTGGCCGCCAAGACATGGGCAACAGCATTGTTAATCCATCACCAGGATCTGATGGCAGATTGCAAACACAATTGATGGATTCGGGATTGATCCGATACATTAAAAATGGTGGTAGTCTGAAAGCGCATCAAAGCAACAGACCATCAGATCAATGGTTAAACTTTACCAAACTCGTTGAGTCTTCTGCATTCTATGCTTTAGGCTGGCGCAGGGAAATGCTTGATTCATCTGCCATTGGCGGTGCAGGCGTTCGCGGATTTGCCGCAGACATCAACAAGTCAATTGCTTCCAGATGTGAAATCATTGAAGCAGGAATGAAACGCGCAGCGATGTATGTAATCGCAAAACGCGCCAAGCAGGGTGTTTATGGCGAACTGCCAGAAGATTGGTGGAAGTTTGGATTTACAAAGCCAGCACAATTTACTGTTGATGAAGGGCGCATGAGAGCAGCAGACATTGCAGATTTACGCGCAGGATTAACAACTGAAGATCATATTGTTGAAGCGCGTGGAATGAATTACGAAGAACTGGTGCGCAAGCGTGCGGCCAACATTGTAATGAAAAAGCGCATTGCTGAAGAAAACGGATTGAATCCAGTTGAGCTTGGAACAACGGCAATGCCGGGCGATCCAGTTGAGCTTGTTGAAGACGAAACAGATGAAACTTTAGAATCTGATCAAGATTCACAAGATAACATTCAAACAGAAGAAAATTAACAAAATATCTAAAATGGAAAAATCAAAAAAACAAACGTGGTATGCAATTGAACAAGAACCTGCCGTTGAAGATGTTAAATCTTCTAAAGCAGAAATCTATATATATGACGAAATCGGTGGCTTCGGTGTCGATGCCAACAACTTTGTCGAGTCGCTTGAAGCACTTGGAGAAATTGAGCAAATAGATTTGCGCATCAGTTCACCGGGTGGATCAATTATTGAAGGCAATGTAATTTACAACGCTATCAAACGCCATCCAGCCAACGTCACAGTTTACATTGACGGCATGGCTGCAAGCATGGCATCGGTCATTGCTATGGCTGGTGATGAAGTAATCATGGCAGACAATGCTTTGCTTATGATCCACAACCCTTGGACTGTATCAATCGGTGATTCTGAGCAACTACGCAAGGATGCTGATCTGATGGACAAGATGAAATCAGCAATCATCAACGCTTATTCTCGCAGCAATTATGACATCGAAGAACTAGAAGAATTGATGGATACAGAAACATGGTTTACTGCACAAGAAGCCATTGATGCTGGATTTATTGATGGCACAGTTGAAGGTTTAAAGGCGGCTGCATTAATAACAGAAATGGCAACCATCGCAAACCAAGCTGGCTCAACATTGCCAGTTGAAAAAATTGTTTCGTCACTTGTCACAAAGCACGACAAACAAATAACCATTCTAAATAACCAAATTACAGAAATGACTGAATCAGCAGAACAAGAAAAGGCTCAAATTGTAGAATTGCAAAATTCTGTCAAAGAGTATACAACTCAAATCGAAGATATGGAAAGTTCCCACACAGAAGAAATTGAAGATGCCGCAGTTGCTTTGAAAGAAGCGTCTGAAGTTCAAACAAAAGATGTCGCAGTTGCGGCAGCTGAATTGATGGCATTACAAACCGCTGACGCAATTGCTGAAGCATCCAATGAATCTGATGCGCCAGTAAGCGCAGATTCTTTCTGGGAGGAATACAAAGCAGTCGGTAAATCACAAGGTCTTGAAGCCAAGAACAAGTGGTATGCTGAAAACAAACATCTACTAAACAAATAATTTCACACACCAAGTGAATCTTAACAAAAACAAATAAAAACCAAATATTATGGCTAATACAATCGCAGGGGCAAATCTTGCCGAAATCGCACAGGAAAGCTTGGCAGGACTAAGTGATCTTTTCGCTCCATTGAGCGCACTAACAACAGACTTCTCAGCCGACATCCAAGGTGCTGGTGAGAGCGTCACAACTCGCTATCCAACCAAACCAACTGCATCTGACATGAGCGCAGGCATCAAAAGCGCAGCTTCTGATGTTGCTATGACTTCCGCTACTGTGTCGCTTGATACACATTATGGTTTCACTTATGGATTTACCGATGTTGAGCGCAGCAAGTCTTCCATCAACCTAAACAACCTTTTCATTGAGCCAGCACTTCAAGCACTTGGATCAAAGGTTTTTAGTGATGTCTGGAATCTTATCACAAGCGCAAACTTTGCAACTGCTACTAGTGTAATTACAGCAGCAAACTTTGATCGAGATAATCTTGCTGATCTCAATGCTGATCTTACATCTGTTAAAGAAGCACCACAAGGCGGTCGTTCAGTTTTCATGAATCCTGCTTATTATGCATCACTTGTTAAGAGTCTTAACAGCGCAGATGTTCCCGGTTTGCTACGTGAAAAGGCTGAAGCGATCGTTCCTCGCGTTGCTAAGTTTGATTGCTATGAAACCAATCTTGCCGATGATAACAGCCAAAACCTTGCAGCATTTGCTTTTCAACGCAATGCGCTTCTCATGGCTGGTCGTGGTGTTGATACTGAAGGTGCTGAACAAGCAGGCATTGAAGTTGAAACTGTTGTAATTCCAGAACTTGGACTTCCAGTTCAGTTCCGTAGGTTCTACGACAACGATGGTGTTCTATACTACAACTGCAATCTTCTCTACGGAGTTGCAAAGGGTGTAGATTATGGCATCCGCGTCATTTCTGCTTAATTGCTAATTTTAAAAAGCCGTCATTTGCATTGCAGGTGGCGGCTTTTTTTTAATCAAAATAAAATATTATGTTTAAACCATCAGCCACATTACACAAATCACCAAGCGGTGCTTTGTCTGTTTTAGTATGTTCAGAAGATGCCAATGAATGCTTGATTGCATTTAAGGCATGCACAGAACCAGGTGAGGTCGCTTTTTTGCGCAAAGGTCACTTGGACAAGTTCAAAAAAATTCCAGTTGATACAATGGTTGCTAAACCTAAAGCAGCCAAGAAGACTGCAAAAAGTAAAAAGACAATTTTGCAATAAGGGGTTATTGTGTTCTCGTTGAAGCCGTCATTTGCAATTGCAGGTGGCGGCTTTTTCGCATCTTGCCAAAATCCACATTTAGCTTTAAAACTAAGGCATGTCAGATTTTAGTGATTTCTTAAATATTGGATGCCATGATGC